TGCCGCTAACTGTGCCCATTACGATATCCTGAATTTGCTCAAATGTCATGCCAGCTTGAACAGCAGATATACGTTGTGTTTCAGCCGCATACGCTTTGATCATTGCTTCAAACTCTTTAATCTCATTTGTGCGCATAATTTCAGAACTCTGCACATTGTCCAACATTCCGGCCATTTGTTCCATTTGTTGACTCATTGCTTGGATCTGCTGTTGAGCCGCCTGCAACTCAGGCGATTCCTCACCGTCACTAAGAAATTTTGGATCAATGGTTTTGGCAAAGCGTTTGGCCATTTCCTGAGCGCCAGGCCAATCCATGTTCTTCACAAACAAGTCGCCGGCCACAGCCCACAGTTGAGGATTACCCTGCAATAACATACCCATTGCATCAAGCGCCTCTTGACGCTTGGTAGCGTAGCCGGGGCCAGTGGTTGCTACAACGTCGTACTTGCCAACGCCTGGGTTGTAGATTTTCTCAATGACAATGCCTTCCTGGTTGCGCACTTCGCGCACGGGCACGGCCTGCTCAGGATCAATCTTGGCCATCTTTGTCTCGCCGTCTTCACCAATGATTCGAGCAATACGCTGGGTATCGTAAATCTTGGGGATTAGGTCGACCAATTGACGGGCAATGTGACGAACGCCGCGAGTCAAGTTGTCACCATAGTGGTAAGTACCTACGTCGCCCTCGCGCTGGCGCGCAAGAATGGCTTTGCCTGAGCGCTCATTGCCACCTTGGCCTAATGATGCGTTATACTGGCCAGTTGTAGACTTGATGTCCTCAGATGCGCCAGCTTTAGCCTGCAACAAACCAGACGACGCCATTGGTGGCTGCGCACGTTGGGGCAACGGCAATGCGCTGCCTTGGCCGTCAGTTACATCGGGGTTAACTTCCAGATAAGGCCAGTTGTTTGTGTTGGCCGTTTTCCATTTGTCTTCGTAGCCCTCAAACTGGCCGCCGTATCCGATAAACGGTGCTTTGGGCGCCAGAGCCAGCATCTCGGCTTCTTGCGAAACCCAATAGTTATACATGCGCTGGGCATCCTTGGCATTACGCACAAGGCCAGACACATACAAACGGCCGTCAACTTCAAATTCGTTACCAACAATACGAATCACGGGAATCCACTTGCCGGCCCATTCGTTTTGCTCAAGGATTTCATATCCATTGATCTTGCAATACCGAACACGGGGGCGGTCAGATTCGCGTGAGCGCTTAGGTTTGCCGTAAGCTGCCCGCAAAGACTTGTCTTCAGGCGTACCTTCAAACGCCGTAGCGTTGCCAGGGTACAAGTTCAGCGTAGCGCGGTCGTATTCAATGTAGTAGTAATCTGCAATGCGGATCGTGTCTTCATTGAGCCAGTTGGATATTGATTGGTCGCCTACACCCAAAGATTGCAAAGTTGTAATGGGCGCGGCATCTGGGTACATGCGCTCATAGTCTTCTCTGGATACATCTTCGGTCACAAAGCAATACTTGGCGTCTGAACCCGTTGGGTCTTGAATCATTGGATCCATGTAGACCGAAAAGCTGTTGCGAACGCGGCCAATCTTAATGTCTTGATTAAAGTTGTCGTCGTCGCAGTATTCGGTCAACAGCCTAATGTAGCCTTCGCCATAAGCCACTTGATTCTCGCATGCCGTGTCGTATGCAACGTCGGCGTCCGAGATGTATTCAATGTGGCGAATCATGCCGTTGAAGATTTCAGCAACCTGAAGGTCAGCTTTGTCGTCTACGGGGATGACCTTGGCGCCTGGTCGATTCTGGCGCATGTCGTTTGTCACTTGACGAACGTGCTGCGGCAGTTTGTTGATGGTTAGGCAAGGCCGTGCATTGATCGTTTGACCCTGCACCGCGCCGCGAGTAGCCAACACATCGGCAGGCCACTGCCACTGGTTGTCAGGCGATCCAGCATAAAAGCGCAGATCGTCAATTTCATCTTCACGGGACTCGGAAAGCGCAGACATCGCCATATCAAGGCGTGATCGGGCAGTCGCCAAAATGTCAGCGTTACTTTTATCTCTGGCCGAACCGCCAACAGCGACTGCTGCTGCGGCTACGATGCCGGTAGGATCAGCCATTAAAAACTCCAATCACGTCGGGTTCACGCATGACGACATACTCTTTGCCGTTCTGCTTAAATTCTTGGCCTACGTCGAAGTATACATGGTCGCCAAGTTTGATGTCTAGGCAGTTTGGGCCAATAGCAATCGCAATCCCAGTACCTAACTTCTCACTTGGTAGCACAAACAGCGGGTGCTTCTCAACGTCGCGCTCAATGATAATGCAATCTTGCAGCGCTTTCATTTTTTCTTTTTCTCTGCTTCGCGCTTGACGCTGTACGCAATTGCCACGGCCTGCTTGACGGGCTTGCCTGCGGCAACTTCGGCCTTTACGTTCTTGCGGAAGGCTTCGGGTGATTTGGATTTGACCAGTGGCATAGTTGTCCTTATGCGGGTAAAACGTGAAGAACAGCAAAATTGATTTTAAGCGTGTCTGTGTAAGCGTTGCTCGACACGTTGTCCAAATTGATTGTAAATGCGCCGTCAGTTACCGTCACTACGGCAATAAGGTACGCAAAGGTAGCCGTAGCGCCAGACGCAATATTTACAATCACCGTATCCAAAGCAGACACTTTGTCGTTGGTGACAATGAACGCCACTTTGGCGCCGGGAGCCATCTGAGCATTGGCCGTTGTAATAGTTCCGGCCGTCTTGTTTATTGTGACGCCAGTGGCTTTATTGTTTTGCTGGGTGACTGTCCCGTAAGCTGCGTTGGTGTAGCCTAGCTGTGTGGTTGCAAAAACCGTTGTGCCGTTAATAGGCTGCGGATCGGTAGCGCCAATAACGCCGCCATCAATATCTTGGTCAAGATACGCAACGCCAATAGGTTTGGTAAAACTCATTTTTTAGCCTTTTTAGCCGTCTTCGCTGACTCTTTAAAATCTTTGGCTGTTGGAGCGCCGGGCGCGCCGGGCTTACGCATCTTCTCTTTTGAGCCGGCGGCTATCCGTGCTTGCTTTGCGTGAATGTTGGCATAAAGCCCAGGTTTAGTAGCCATATCAACACTTCCATCGTTTAAGGGCTGCTTTAGCGCGTTCGCCGTCTTTGGCGTTGGCCGCCACAGCGCCCATTCTTGCACAAAATGAATCCTTGCGACCTTGGTCGGCTTTGGTCTTTGGATTAGGTGCTGGCGCTTTTAAATTGCTGCCAGTTTCGCGGTTGTACTTTTCACGGCCTTTGGCTGTCAAGCCTGCGCCCTTAGACACCGGCAATTTCTCGCCCCGCCCGACAGATAGTGAAACGCTTTTCTTAGCCATTAAGACCCCATCCAAGAAGTTGTAACCCCAGCGCTACCGGCGTAAGACCGGCGCTTAACAATCTCATTGTACTCACGATGAGCCACCGGATACGCAAAAGTTACGCATATCGCGTCAGCCGCATCGGGCGAGGCCAAGCCTCTAGCCTTCATATCTTTTTTCGACTCTAAGAAAATTGTACCCTTAGAGTCGGGCTTCATCATAGGTGAAATTAGATCGGTTTTAAGAAATCTGTCAAGTGGTATTGCAGCAGTTTTAAGCCAATCTTTCATTGACCCCCACATTTCAGCCCGTTTATTGCCGTACATGATGGGGTTTTTAGACTTATTACCAAAGTTAATGCCCTTGACCTTGTAGCGTTGCTCTTTCAAGCGGTCGACAATACCAGCCCCAAGGCCACCTTCGTCAATTACCACCAGCGCGGGCTTAAATTCCTCAATTGCCTCGATGATGTAGCCCACCACCGTCATGGTGTCGTCGCCCCTGTGCCTGTCAATGCGCACAATATCGCGTCCTTGCCTGATAGCAATGACCGTTGCGTCAGCGCCGAACCGTGCGGGGTCAACGCCGATCACAATCGGGGCGCTGGCATCTTGGTATTTTTCACGTTTCATCGCCTCATCGACCAAATGGGCCGGTATGAACTGGTCGTCGCCCTCAGAGGGGAACATGCCGTAGACCTCAACGTGCGCTTGGCTGGAATCCGGCCCATATTCATCAATAATGCCCTGATATACCTGTTTATCCGTGCCTTCGACAGTCCTAGCGTCCACCACTTTGGTCGTCCAAAAGTTGCGTTTGCTGTTAAAAGTCTCGTAAAAGTAGCCTGTATTGCGACGCGGGTTAGAAAACGCCATCCAGAACCTGTTGGGCGTGTTCTCGGTAAAGAAACCAGCCGTCACCGCCCAGATTGAGTCGTCAATACCGCTTGCCTCGTCAAACACCACCAGCACACCGTCAAAGTTGTGTACGCCAGCGTACGCATCTGGGTTCTCGGCTGACCAAAGTCTGCCCTCGACACCCCAGTAGCGTGTGCCTTTCTTAAGATCACGTTCGACCAATTCGGTGAGCCACTTAGCCGGCATTACTCGGGTGGCTGACACCTCAAACCAGTGGCTGTTAATGGCAGTGGCCAGCCATTTGGTAATTTCGGCCCAAGTGACTGACCGAAGTTGTGATTCACTGTTAGCCGAAATGATGGTCGTCGAGCCAATCCTTGTGGACAGCATCCAGATCGTGATCCAACTGACCAACGCCGACTTGCCAATACCACGGCCAGAACTTACAGCGGTGCGCAAAGTGTCAAAGTCAATCTTGCCCTGGTTTTGCTTGATATGTTCTGCAATCTGGGTGAGTACCTCACGCTGCCATTTGCGTGGGCCTTTAAAATGCTCCAGCGGTGTGCCTGTCTGACCCCAAGGAAACGCAAACATTACAAACGCTAACGGGTTGTCCTTGATCGCTGGCGCCCACAAACGCGCCATTAACTCTTGTTCGTCTTCAGCGCTGTATATGGTCGATTGCATTGTGTACCGATGGTTCGATTATTTGGGCGTCTTCAACATCTATAGCTAGGGCGCGCTTTTGTGCCTCGGCCAACGCGCCAGTGATAGATATGCGCTGATCCACTTCGACAGATATGGCTTGCTTGGCCACCCAGCCGTGCTGATGTTTCAAGACTTCTAGCGCCATCTTGGCGTCGCCCTCTAGGGCTGCGGCGCGCATGATGTTGGCCATCTCAATCTCGCCGTCGGCTTTGCCTTTTTGCGCAGCCATCTCCACAACGGGGTCAAGTTGCGTGAGTTGTCGGTATTCGGCGGGAAGCATGCCAGCGGCCAGCGCTAAGGTGTCGCCTTTGAGGCCAAGTTTGGCTGCGTCATACACCGCTTTCAAGCGTGACTCTGTCGCTTGCACGTTGCGCGGTGTAAATGGTATTGAATGGAACATGTGTTCTCCATGCTGGTTGCACGTGGCTTCATTCTACACAATAAAAAAAATTTTGTTCGTGACCCATTAGCGCCGGGCTTGGCCCTGTGCCGGCCCTCCCCCACCCCCCTCCGGCCTCGATCGATTTTTGGCCGCGATCTGCACGTCGCGCGGCGGCGGCCGGCGGCCGCACGGCGACGGCCACGCGGTCGTCATGCTTAGGTCATTTGGGTCACGGTTTCCATGCTGCAAGCTGGCGCCAGCATGGTCACGCGGTCGTCATGCTTTGGGTCATTTGGGTCACGGTTTTTATGTTGCAAGCTAGCGCCGGTGCGGCCACGCGGTCGGCATGCTTTGGGTCATTTGGGTCATGCAAAAAGTAATGACCCAAATGACCTAAAAGGCGCAGATCTGGCGCCCAGGGGAATTCCCGGCTTTGGGTCATTTGGGTCATTTTGTCACGCGATAAAAATCGGCGGCCGGAGACGTGTCATGCCGGCCTTACAGTCCTTCTACGGGTTAACCCTTATATAAAAATTGTCAATTTTGTTTTTTGTATTTAATGACCCAAATGACCCAAAACCTAAAAATTCCCAGTATTTGCGCCGCGTTGCGCTTAGGTCACGCCAGCGCCGCGCCGTAGCCGAACCGTGACCCAAATGACCTAATTATGCAAAATTCGCATAACCTAAAAATAGTTGAAAAAAGGGGTTGACAGCGTAAAGAAATGTTTTACAATAGCTACACTGGCAACGAAAAGCCGGTAAAAAATCAACTAACCTAAAGGCAAAACATCATGACAAAATCCGAAATTCGCGAATTGCAAATCATCACAAAATACAGCGCCGCCGGCTTAGGCCCTGACTATGTTGCGCGCGCTATATCTGCGCTCATTCGCGCGGCCCGCTCAAAGAAAAGCGCCGAAGCGCTGCGCGCTCATGCGCTGGCTTTTGGCGTCACAAATCACCCCGAATTTATTATTTAAACAAAACCGGCCGGCCACGCGCCGGCCTTCAACTAAAGGCAAAACAACATGAAAAAAGCATTATTTTTAGATATCTTGGCGGCCGTCGTTATCGGCCTACTTTTGGCGATCGGCGCGCTGGCTTATTTTGACGTCCTGGTGAAATAACATGCAAGTACATTTAACACTAAAAAGCGCGAACGTCAAAACCGGCCCAATTCCCGTATCGACGACCGAACGCGATTCGTGCCCGGCCGATTGCCAAATGAAGGCCGAATGCTACGCGGCCAGTGGCCCGCTGGCTTTGCATTGGGCCGCCGTATCAATGAAACAACGCGGCACAAGCTGGGGCGAATTTTGCGAGACAATCGCCCGTTTGCCTGATAACCAAATTTGGCGCCATAACCAGGCCGGCGATTTGCCCCAGCAAAACGGGACAATTGACCCGGTCAAATTAGGCCAATTGGTCGCGGCCAATAAAGATAAACGCGGGTTTACTTATTCGCATCATCGCGACGCCGCGTCTATTGGCTGGATTAGGCATGCCAATAATTGGGGTTTCACTGTAAACCTAAGCGCAAATGATTTAAACGACGCCGATTATTTGGCCGATCAAAACGCCGGTCCCGTCGTCGTCGTTTTAACTTCTGATACGAAAAACAATCTAAAAACCCCAGCCGGCCGGCCGGTCGTCGTTTGCCCGGCCACCCAGCGCGACGACGTAAGCTGCGCGACATGCCAGCTTTGCCAGCGCCAGCGCGCGGCCATTGTAGGTTTCCCGGCGCATGGTTCGCGTCATCGCGTCATCAATTTAAGGCTAGCATCATGAAAACCGAAGCGATGCGCGAATACGTTCTAAGCGCCTATTTGGCCACCGGCCGGCATGTATTTGTGATTGACGTTGCAAAACAATTTAACACCAGCGCGCTAGGGGTCCGGCGCGCGCTGGGTTATGACGATTTTGTTTTCGAGCATGCCGACCGTTGGACCGGGTCCAACTTTTCCGGCCGGTATACCCTGGCGCCGTGCGTGGAACCGAACAAAACCTATTTGGCCAAAATTATCAATTCTTTAAGGGGCACAAAATGATCAAAACCATGCGCGCAAAATATCCGGGCCATTGTGCCCAAAGCGGCGCCAGGATAAACCCGGGCGATGATATTAAATTTGACACGATAACGCGCCGCGCCTGGTTAACTGAGCCGGGCGATTCTAGGGTCGTTTTTTACGGTGACAACGGGCCGACCGTTTTTCACCGTAACCCGCGCGGCCGGTGCATCGACGCGCCGTGCTGTGGCTGTTGCACGATATAGCGCGTGACCTTATGCGGCCCTGGTGGCCGTATAGGGGCGCGCGCTGGTGCGCGCTATAACCTAAGGGTAAAGTATGAACGAAAATTTAATTGACGCGCTGCAAGCGCTTATTTTCTACGTCGATCAAGTATCGCCGGATCTGCCGGACAATGCCAGGGCCGATAATTTGGCAATTGCGTTAGACCGGGCGCGCGCAGCGCTGGAAAGGGCCACAGCATGAAAACCGTAACTATTGGCCGAACCGTTTACAAAATAAACGACGACCGTGACATTTTCGCGGAGCATGCCAAATGCACCGGCAAGCATAAAATTGTGAAAAGTAAAGGGCCGGAGCGCCGATACTTTCCCGATTATTTTTACTCTACGGCCGATTATGTGACGCGCTATTACGCGCTCAATAGTGGCCGGGGCCACCAAGGCCGGGGCGCGCCGTACGGCGGTGAAAACACGTTGACCGGCTTTTATGAAAACCTAAGCGAAGCGCCGACCACCTATTACACCGAAGAGGATCAATATGAAAGTTAAAGACAATCTACACCCGCTCATGCGGGAAATAATCGCGCCCATGCGCCCGCTCACTTATGCCGACCATTATTATGTCGACCTGGGTTATAGACACGAACTAGGCAAGGTCGAAGATCACGAATACAAAATGGCCATGGCCGAAGGGCCGGAGGCCCGCCGGCTTATGAGCCGGGGCGCCATGGAGGCAATGATGCGATGACTTTTGTCCTAATCGCGGTTATAATCGCGGCGCTGCTGGCCGTTCTCCTCGACCTGTAGCAGTTGCCAAAACCTTTAAGGCCCCTATCGCTAGGGGCCTTTTTTTTATCGCACCAGGCGCACGGCCATCGGCGCCGGCAAATCTTCCACCATGCGGCGCATGTCTGATTTGCTCATGTTGGCCATGTCGGGCGCACAAAACATGTGTTTTTTGCTGGGAAAGTCACCCGAAGCGACGCGGCCCAAATCGACCCAGCCGGCCTCTTTAAGCGCATGCAATAGGGCCGGCTGGGGAACCTTTACACCGGCCGGAGCGGCGCCAGCCACGCGGTCGCACAATGCATGGAAGGGCGACGCGACCACGCCCTTTGAAAATTCGCCCAAGCGATTGCGCATCAATTCGACAAGGTAACTTTCCGCCATGCTCATTCCATGCTCGACTAGATTCAACTTGAATTCTGTCATCATCGGCGCCGCGCCAGGGTTGAAGGCGCTCACGTCGCGCGCTTGCAGCCAGGCGCCCACGGCCGCGAACCCGCCGGCTTTGTACCAATCCCACATGCGCGCGGCGGCGTCAGCGGCCATGCGCGGGGCATGCGACCAAACGCACATCCAACGGCGATCCTGAGAATCTAAACTAATTGGAACCGGGTCATTGGAAAATGCCAGGACGAAAACCCTGTTTGCCATTTGATAGGGGTGCAAGCCCTTGCGGTTGACTGTCAGCATCTCCGGCGGCGCGGCAATGATGGGCTTTAGCTTATTAGCGAGCGCCCTTCTTTCCTTCGCGTCAGGCTCTTTCAATTCATTCAAGATCAAGATTTCGGATTCAAGAGCATAACCAAATTGGCTGCTCATTGTGTCATTGTCCAACAGGCCACGATTTTTAAGGTGGGGGCCACACACGGCCCAAATGAACGGCGCCCACATGGTATCTTTCCCCGACCCTTGGTCGCCGCCATGCAACACGGCGTGATTGATCTTAATTTTTGGGTGCTGTAACTTAAAGGCCATCACGTTCAAGATGTGATCTAGTTCGCGCTGATCGGGCACAAGCGTTTTGCAGTGATCCATCCAAGGGCTTATATCCCCTGCGCCTGCTGGTGGCCTAGCGTCGCGCCAGCGGTTGCCATAAAGATCACCATCACGGGCGACAATGACCGATTCGCCGGCAGCATATGTAATGCCGACAAGGGCTTTTGCCCCGTATTTTTGGCGGTTCTCATCAAAACAAACCGAGGCTTCGACCTTAGGGTTTTTACCATGTATTGACTTGCAAGGGATGTGACGAAACAAGGCGTTAAAGGTCTGGCGCGAAATTTCGCGGCGGTCTTGCATGTCAAAGTAAGACTCATCGTCTTGAATGTAGGCGAAGCGCTCATACCATTGTGCCTTCTCGACGCGGCCAAGTTCTTTTCGCTCAACCTCAGCGATCACGGCGGCGGCGTCATCTGTGAACATGTCGGACGGCGTCAGTTTGGAAAGCGCAGCGTCCATGGCCAAGGCCAGTAGCTCATCTCGTAAGCCTGGGGCATGCTTGGGGCCGCCATTGTCAGCGACCCATTTTAGAAACGCATTAGAGTCAAATTCGATGCAATGGCTATGCAGGCAACGATAGGCGCGGTTGGCCGGCATGTAGCGGCCTTCAGGGTTGCCATCGGTATGCTCTGCGTTGTTGGGGCAGATTACGCCAGCCCAGCCTTCATTGTTGGGGCGTGACAGTAGCGCGCCATGGCCACTGAGCCATGCCATCACATCATCGGCGCCGTCATCTGACAATCGGATCGGACGCACACCGACCGACTCGGCAGGGGCCGGTGTCACGTTAAGGGCAGCGCAGATTTGATCCAGGGTAAAGTCACGCGCTGGGTGAAACTCCACCAGCTTGGCCGCGAAGTTATCACGGCCGGGCTTCAGATTGATCGAGCCAGGCAAGCGAAAATTGCGCACGGCGTTGACCGCGCCCTTGTCGGTATAACCCGCATCGGCGATCGCTTTGATGGCGGCGGCAAAATCGGCCTTGGTGGGCTGCTCGACAAACGCATAGCCCCATTGAAAAGAACCAGGCGAGGTTTCTATTTTCCAAGTCGGCTCAAGCGATGGAATGTTAGGCGCCTTCTCAGGGTCGCCCACGTCATCTAACACCATGACAAGCACATACTCGCAATGAGCCACGCTGGCGCTTGGGTAGCCGTCTTTGAAGCGGTCGACAATAAAGCTGGCGGTGTTGCCATAGATTGCCCATTCGGGCTTGATCTTGGCGGTCGGCAACATAGCCGGCCATGTGCATTTGATCGCGCCGTCTGGGAAGAATTGCATCTGCCCATCTTTAAGTTGGGGCTTCTGACGCACGATCAGCGCCGTCTCGCCTTCGGGAGCCAAGGACGTTAAAAATTCAAGAAAGTTCATTTGCCATACCTTTTCATAGTTTCAACTTCAGCGTTCAAGGGCAGGCCATCTGCCCATGCTGGCGCTGTACACATCACACGTTTTAATTCTTCTGCGGCGTCTGCGCGGTTTGTCTCTAGTACAATTTCGTCATGCACATGCAGCACAACGTCATCGAGTTGGCGCAGGGCGTGGCGAAGCAAATCGTTGGCCACCGCCTGGGTTACATTTTCACATGCCAAGCCTTTCCAAAGGCGGGCGCGTGGCCATTCTTTTGCATCTTGCGCAGGCTTCCATGCCGCCTTGGCATAACTGACACCCTCGGGTTCTAATTTTGCATAGGGGTAGCACAAAATGCGACCAGAGGGTAGGGCATACCATAGGTGCTGGCCATCATATAAATATGTTATACGGCCGGCCTTAAATTCACGCCCTTTGTTGCGCATGGCACGGGTATAAGATTCTTCTAGCGCCGACCAATAAGGAACGCTCCAAGCATTAGCGCGGCGCCAGCTATCCACCATGCGTTTAGCCACATGTTCTGGAAGGCTAATTCCATAAGCGCGGCCCATGGCAGCAAAAGCGCCGACGCCACCAGCAAAACCGCAGGCAAGTTCCTGAACTTTTCCGATTTGACGTTGGTCTTTGGTGACATCGGCCACTCGGACGCCAAAGGTGGCGGCTGCATTGACTTTATAAACGTCTTCCCCAGTGCGGAATAGTTCCAGCTTGTCTTGACCTTGGCCGGAGAGCCAGGGGTTGACTCGGGCTTCGATGGCTGCCCAATCGGCGACGACAAGGTGCTTGCCGGCGGCGGGGATGATTGCAGGCCGGAGCATTCCTTTAAGAACATCGGTAACGCGCTTTCCATACCTTGGCACGATTGCATGGCCTCGCACCATTGCGTGACGGACATCGTCGGGTTCTTCGGCGCATTTTCGAGTGAAGTTGTGGACTTGGGCGCCGTAGCTTGAAGCGCGGCCTGTAGCTGAGCCTCCAGCAAAGACAAACGCGCCTCTAACTCGCTGATCTTCGTCGTCTGCCAAAGCTGCGAGTCGACTGAATTTTGCAACTGACGACGCCCAAAGGTCGTCTGCGCATTGGATAACTTCTTGGACATCGGCTGGGACTTCATCGGGGTTCTCCATCAAAAGTAAATTGGCTCGGACTGTTTTGTCAATCGAATACTTGCCGTCTTTCTCCATCAGCTTCTTGGCCTCTGGCCCGACACGCTCAAGTACCCATTCACGCATGCGCGGCGACCGGACGCTGGCAATAGCGCCGCCCGTAACTTCTTGCACGATTTGCTCAATCTCAGTTAATTCTTCTGAGGCAAACTTAACGGCAGCGTTGCACAGCGGCACGTCGACCAACACGCCGCGATCGTTGATGCGTTCGTTAACGTGGTAGTCCAATAATTCTTCGTCAGACAGATCGCGCATGGCCTTGCTGATCGCCCGCATGGCGCGCACGTCTTGCTCACAATACTGGATCATTTCGGCCATAAGTTCTGGCGAGTCTTTGAACGGCGGCACACACATCAAGCGGATCAATTGCGCGCCTCTGTGATCTTTCTTCATGGACGCGCCAGCAAAGCGGCCAACGTCTTCCAGACTGCCAGGCGCGCAATTGGCGCGGGCTTGTGTTGCAGTGCAATAAAACTGCTCCAACTTAAAATCTATTTGTAAAACATACCAAAAGATCAAGCGCTCAAACGCAGCGTTGTGCGCCCTGATCTGGCCGGTGTAGTTGCGCACACGCGCTGGGAATGGTTGCGTGGGAACCCACGTCACCACGTCTTCGTCGTCAAACGCATACGACATGCACAGCACATCGGTGCTGGCGTCTTGCGCATAGTTGTACACGCCTTTGGCGCGTAAGTCGCATTCACTGCGGGTTTCAAAATCTAACCAAAGCATTGGCATCTCCTTTCCAATGGGCGCTCATAACGCCCATCAGAAAGGTTACGCTGCGCGGCGGCGGCGTGTAGGCGCTTTGGCTGCTTCCTGTTCGGCAGTTGGCCAAGCTGGCTCATCGGCCTTTGGTGTCTCGCCATCCATGCTCACCCACTCGACAAGTTCAAACACTGGC